CCGAATCACGTTTTAGAGATTACAAAGACCGGAAAATTATCTTCAAAAAAGATGACAAAGACGATGCATTATGATATAGCTCAGGACTATATTTGCAGCTGTGTTTTAAGAACAGCGAGAGAAGTGTTTGCTTTATTACCTATAGAGAGTGTAGTTATTCATGTTGTAGATAAAGTTCAACCTATAATCGGAGATGAATATGATGATACAGTACTTTCCGTTCTTATAGACAGAAAGAGATTTGAACAGATAAGCTTTAGCGGAATAGATGCATCTGACACTATAGAAATGTTTAAGTGTAATATGAACTTTAAAAAAACAGGCGGTTTAAAGCCGGTAAAAAGGGTTGAATTTTAGATACAAAGGAAATAGATATGAAAATTTGTAGAAATTGTAAAAAAATTATAGATGATGATGCTTTGGTCTGTCCATACTGTGGCTGTGTAAACAGAAATGATAACAGTGTAACAAGAGGTAATATTGAAAGAAATGCTCCTGCTCCTAGAAAAAAGAGTAAGTTATGGCTGTGGGTGCTTGGTTGGATGTGCTTTTTTCCGATACCGCTGACTATACTTGTTGCAAGAAGTAAGAAGCTTAATAATGTAGTAAAAGCGGTGATATTGATATTATTTTGGGGTATTCTTATCCGTGTAGGTACGAAAAAAGAAAAGCCCGTTGATATAACCGGTACAACTGAAATTGTAAGAGAAATGCCTTCACAAGATGATACAAGCAGTGAAAGTGTGTCAGAGGAGAGTACCACTGTTGAAAGCACACAGGAGACTACAGCACCTGTCATGGCACAGTCAATAAGTTTCGGTGAAGTAAAAAGCAGTATGAATGTTGGAGATACTTGGAAAGCTGCAGCAATTATCTCACCTGAGAATGCACAAGATAAAACAGTTGCGTGGACTTCAAGTAATGAGGAGGTTGCTACTGTTGACGGGGAAGGTAATATTACAGCATTAGGTGGGGGTGCGACAACAATTACCGCAAAAACATCAAACGGTATTGAAAACTCTTTTGATATAGTCGTTGAAGCGGATAAAGATGTAGATAAGAGATTGATGCAGGTAAGCACTGATTGGAGCAGAACCGATGACAATAATATCGGACATGAGTGGTCATATGATATAAGAATCAATGGTGAAAGAGCTAAAGGAGAGATGGAAGTGGCTGTAGGTGACAATATTTCTTTTTCTGCAAGTATGGAGGAAGAAGATACAAAGCCTGATATAGGATCGGAATCGGCTTCTCATACAGTTACAAAAGAAGATATTATGAACGGATTTTCCACTTCACTTGAAGTGGTGGTAACTGAAAACGGTGGAAGAAATAAAGGTAAGAGCGCACACTTTGTAGTAACATATAAGTTCGTCCCGAAATAAATAGGTGAAGTACTAAGATAAATGCGAAAAGAGTTGTAACTCGGCTCGCATTTTTCTTTTTTTATGTAAAAACAACGATAATGCGTTGGAGTTTAACTCTGACGCATTATTTTTTTACCCAAAATGAGGAGGTGAGAAGGTGAGGGTAAGACAGAGAAAAACTTATAAGCGTCTAACCTACGAGGATAGACAAAAGATTGAAACTCTGTACAAAGAAGGAAAAACGATAGATGAGATGGCACTTCTTATGGGAGTACACTCAACGACCATGTACAGAGAAATAGCAAGAGGTGGAGAGCCATACAGTGCAGACAAAGCACAGCAAACAATTTAGGAGGTTGGAATGCTACTAAAAGATTTGATGAGAGTTATTCTTGAAAATAAAGTCACAATTTATAAAGAGTGTGATAACGACTATCTAAATTTGTATTCTGGAGCACCTTATGATTTACCAAGTGAACTGATGGGTGAAATGGTAAGAATTGTATCCGCAAAAGAAAAGAATCATCTTGATGTGGAGGTGTGGGCTAGATAATGGCTTGTGAAAAATTGGATATAAAAGTTGCTATTCAGATAGCTAAGATACTGGCAGCAGCCCCTAATGAGCGAATACCGATGATACTTGATGTATTTGAAAAGGCGGATGTAGAGATTAATGGTCTTGATGAGCTTTCAGAGTGGATAGCACTAAGCAGGCAGACTGCATTAATTGATACAGAGGATTTTGTAAAAGAGCTGATAAGAGATAGGGAGATGACTGAATCGGAGTACAGAATACCTACTTCAGAGTTTAATAGCTACTGTAGCTTAAAAGGTGTAAGTGCAAGATACGCAAGAAAGCATCTGTATGAGAAAGGCTTTATAAGAAGTGGAACTGACAAAGCAAAGATTAATTATACCTTATCCGTTCCGGATCCAAACACAAAGAAACAGATTAGATGTGTATGCATCATACCAAAAACTGAATAGAGAATAAAACTGGGATGCTTCGACCAGTATAAAAACGATGGTGTGGACGAGCCGATGCGATAAGTCGTCCCGGCAGCAGGAAGTAAGCCTGTACGGATGGCTGTCGTCATTGGGATAGGGAGCGTAAGCCCAAGTAAAACATAATCGGCTCGGAGGCATAGAACACACAGTGAGAGAACATCGGCAGCCTGGATGTGTGGGGGCATAAAACACCGATGACAGGTCTGAAATGACTTGTACTGCAGGCAACCTTGTACAGCAACCCAAAGAAAACTCAGGGAGCAAAAAGGGAACAGTTACTTCTTCAAAACCTTTTGGAGAACCTGTTCCATGACAGACCCAAGAAGCCTAGAGAGCATAAAACAGGTGCAACCAAAGGTCAAGCAGTTTCAGAACAGCAAGTAATAGATATTCAATGTGGATAAATGAGTGGATAAGTATGTGGATAACTAAAGGAGGTATAAGAAGGTGAGTACAATGCTTAAAGGGGTAGAGATACCAACATTAAAGAAAAATGATGATGAGAATCAACTTGAAAGTTCCCTACAGGAATTGGAGAACAAATACAGCATTCTGATCAGAGAAATAGAAAATAAGAATGGTGTTTTAATAAGAGAAACAGATCTGTTAAGAAAGTCAATAATCAGACTGGAGAGAAGATTTGATGTAATAGACAGACTTAGACGAAAACTGATATGGACTGTTTTTATATGTACAGGGATAGGGTGTGTTGTTCTAAACGGTGTCATCTTAACTATGCTATTACGATTGCTTTTAGGGAGGTGATAAGACTTGAAGATGGCATTAAAAGATGGTCAGATATTAATAAAAGAGGCTGACAATATCCAATTCCAAATTATAAAAAGTTGGGGAAAGATGAAATGGAGCAGAACTACTCAGACACTAAGTGGGGGCGCAGATATTGAGTTGCTGAATAAATTGGCTGGTCTGGTGAACCTTCCAGTGAGCATAGAAGCTGAGCGAAAACGACTGAATAGAATCATGGCAGCAGTAGACAAGGAAAGAGTAAATGAGAACCCTGTACCAATGATAGATCCACCGATTAAGGTATCACCATTTAAGCATCAGATCAGAGGCTACAACATGGCACTAATGGTTCTTGGACTAATTGAACCACCCAAAAAATAAAGGAGATCAAGATGAAAAAGACTAAGAACTACCAAAAGATTATAGGTCAGTTGGAGGATTTATATGTTCATGTATCAGATATGGCAAAGATAGATGATGATGACAGTAATAGTGTTTGGAGCAAAGATAAGAAAGCATTGCAGGAAGCCATAGGGATTATTGATGACTACGAAAAAGCTACAGAACAAACAGCATTGCTTGTACAGAGATATGAGGTGGGGGCAAAGGTTATACATAGAGACATGGATATATATGTTTGCCCGAACTGTGGTAGAAGGGCGAGGCTGAATCATACATATTGTCACTGGTGTGGAAAGAAACTATTGTGGGAGAGTGTATCAATTCCACGAAAGAGGAGAAAGAATGGAAAATAAGATAACAATGGGTTCTATCTTTAGTGGAAGCGGTGGCTTTGAATGGGCTGGGCAAATGTCAGGTATCATTCCTGTATGGGCAAGCGAAATAGAGCCATTTCCAATACTTGTTACAACTACACACTTTCCAGATATGGAACATTTTGGAGATATCAAGAAAATGAATGGCGGATTAATCCCCAAAGTGGACATTATAACGGGTGGATCACCTTGTCAGGACATGAGCATAGCCGGAAAGCGTGAAGGATTAGATGGCTCACGAAGCAATCTGTTCAGAGAGCAGATACGAATTGTAAAGGAGATGAGAGAAAGTGATAAGGCAGATGGAAGAACAGGAAAAGAAGTCAGACCACGATTCATGGTCTGGGAAAATGTACCCGGAGCATTCTCAAGCAACAAAGGAGAGGACTTCAGGTGCGTCCTTGAAGAAATATGCCAAGTCGCAGATGCAGAAGTTTCTATTCCTAGACCTCCGAAAGGAAAGTGGGGGGGCAAGGAACTATCGTGGGTGATGGGTACTCAGTATCTTGGAGAACACTTGATGCACAATACTGGGGAGTGCCCCAACGAAGAAAGAGAATCTACCTTGTCGCAGATTTTGGAGGTGGCACCGCACCCGAAATACTATTTGAGCAAGACAGCTTGCGAGGGGATACTAAAGAGAGCAGCAAGGAAAGGAAAGATACTGCCGCAGGTGCTGAAGATGGCTCTTATAAATCAGATAGAACAAATGATGAATGCTTAAACAATAGTATAAAAGCGTTTCATATCACACAAGATCCGATAAGTATGAAGATTTCGCCTTGTTTGACACAAGGAAATTCAAATACAGGGCAAGCAACCATAGGAGTTGTAATCCCGGTAATGGATAAAGCTTCAAGATACAAGAGCCAAAAGACAGCAAACGGCTTTGGAGTAGGAGACGAAGATGATCCTGCCTATACCTTAACCACAGCTGATAGACATTCAATTGCTTATTCGATTGATAGGGCAGCATTTAATCAAGGTGTAAATGCGAAGTACAACATAGGCATTGCAAAGGACATTGCACAAACAATAGTTGCGAAGGGTCCCGGTGCAGTCGCACATGAAACATACGCTATGCAAAGTTTCGGAGAATACAAGCATTCGGGCAAGGCTTCTTCAATCAAGCAAAGAGACTTCAAAGATGCTACGGATTTAGTTGTAGCTTTCGAGCCTGGAACAGTCTCCAGAGTGGGTGGACATTATTATGAAGATGGGAAGGCAGGTACGATCAGAGCAAAGCCGGGAGACAACCAGCAGACGATTATAAATGATTACATAGTACGCAAGCTGACACCGACAGAGTGCGGAAGACTTCAAGGATTTCCGGATGGTTGGACTGACAATCTTGCCATAGCAGAGCCTACGGAGGACGATATCCTGTACTGGCGAATGGTATTCAAGGAACATGCGGAAGCACTTGGAGAAAATAAAAAGGAAAAGACTGACAATCAAATTAGAAAGTGGCTGCAAAATCCTGAAAGTGATTCAGCCAAATATAAGATGTGGGGAAACGGAATAGCTTTGCCATGTGCCACATTTGTAATGAAAAGGGTTGCACAGAAATTACAAAGGAGACGTATGAAGGAAATAACAATAAATGTTCCGGATGGAACTCAACTGCTTCACCTATTAGCGGTGATAGACAAGGGAAGAGAAATCCACTATGAGGCAAAGTTCTGTGATTTAAGGGAGGGTAAGTCGGAATACACTTTGGACTCATGTAATAAAGAAGGAGAATAAAAATGGAAGAAAGTAAAAGAATTATAGAGATTGATGGTGTAAAAGTAGAAATAGATCTAAGAACAGCAAAGAGAGTAGATTCATTTAAGGTTGGAGACAACATAAAAATTCTTGATAAGGAATATGACACTTACAAGGTGAAGCCGGGTATAATAGTTGACTTTGCAGAGTTCCAAGAACTTCCAACAATTGTAATTGCAGTTTTTGATGAAGGCTCATGGTCATCTACTCCTAATATTTCATTTATCTATTACAACAAGAACACTTCTAAAAAAGTGGAAATAGTCTCATGTTCTGAAGATGAAATAAAAGTAAGTAAAGAAGGAGTTATTGAGAGATTTGAAAGAGAAATTCAGAAGAAAAAGAATGAATATGAGGATTTAAAAAACAAACTTGAATATTTCAAAACACATTTTCTTAAGGTATACAAAGAAATATAAGGCATAGGAGAATAGTAATGTTTGAAAAAATATTTGAAAAATACAATCAAATTATATTTTTTGATACAGAAACAACAGGGTTCCACCCTGAAAGACTGGATCAAATAATAGAACTGGCAGCTATAAGTATTGATAAAACTGGTAGACAGCAGGAGATGGATGAATTTATAAAGCTTTTCAGAGTACAAGAACTACCACAACAAATCACAGAATTAACAGGAATTTCAAGTGATACACTTTCAGTTCAAGGAAAAGATGAGTTCGCCGTATTAAATAAATTTATAGACATGATGCAGGGTAATGGCAAAACGCTTTTAGTAGCACACAATGCCCAGTTCGACCTTAAATTTATGGCATATGCAATTCATAGAAACAAGAATAAAGAGTGGATGCAGATATTTAATGATTGTGACTATCTTGATACCTTAACAGTATACAAAGATCGCAGGCAGTATCCGCACAGATTAGAATCAGCAATAGTTCAGTATCACTTGATTAATAAAGTAAAAAATAGCCATAGAGCGATAGATGATTGCAGAGCTCTTATTGAAGTGACAAGGTGTATGTATGAAGAAAGGGAGGACTTAGATAGATATGTAAATCTATTCGGATTTAATCCAAAGTACGGTCCTGATGAAAAGCGACTGAAAAAAGTAGTATATATGAGCCAAAGCATGGATGCTTACTTGGGCAAACCATTATATGAAACTATAAAAAAGGGAGTATAGATGGGCATACAAAATAAGGGTTTCGGATTTCTATTTGAAATGGGGTGTGGAAAAACACTCACGGCTATAGCCACACTGGGTACAGCTTATAAGCTTGAAAAAATAGAAAAAGTGCTGATTATAGCACCCACATCAGTCTGCAGTGTGTGGCCTAAAGAGTTTGAGGACTATGCAGACTTTAAGGCAATAGTAAAAGTTCTTTTAGGAGATAAAGATAAAAGAATCAAGGCACTCTCTGACTTGGACGGTTTCCCATTTAAAGCATTAAAGGTGGCCGTGATTAATTATGAAAGCACATGGAGAGAAGATATATTCGAGGCATTATACAGCTGGAATGCGGACATGATTATATGTGACGAGAGTCAAAGGATAAAAACTCATGATGCTGAGCAATCAAAGGCAATTCACAAGCTTGGTGATCAGGCAAGGTATAAGCTTATTCTTTCAGGAACTCCGGTGCAAAATAATGCTATAGATTTGTACAGCCAATACAGGTTCCTAGATCCGACAATTTTCGGAACAAATTTCTATCAATTCCGAAATAGGTATGCAATTATGGGTGGCTTTAACAGGCATCAGATTGTAGGTTACAGAGACCTTGACCAGTTAATTCAGAAAGAGCATTCCATCGCTTACAGGGTAACGAAGGATGAGGCTTTGGACTTGCCGGAGCAGACATTCCTTGAGAGAAGAATAACTCTATCTGCAAAGGAAAAGAATATATATAACAAGATTAAAAGAGAAAGCTTTGCAGAGCTTGATGGCGGTGGGAAGGTTACAGTTACAACCGTACTCACGAAGCTCCTAAGATTACAGCAATTTACAGGTGGTTTTTTGGTGGCTGACGGATCCGAAAAAGCAGAGCTTGTAAGTAAAGGAAAGCTTAATGCTTTAGAAGAGATTATAGATGACTATGTGGTTGATGCAGGTAAGAAGCTTGTAATCTTTGCAAGGTTTAGACCGGAGATTGATCTAATCGGTCAAATGCTTGCAAAGAAAAAAATCAAGTATGGATCCATATATGGAGATGTAAAACTGGAAGATAGAGGTGGCATAGTTAAAGATTTTCAGATAAATGAGGATACTAAAGTATTCCTTGCGCAAATTGATACTGCAGGACTTGGAATCACACTAACTGCTGCAGATACATGTGTATATTATTCCGTCAATTTTAATTATGCAGCGTACTCACAGAGTCTCGCCAGAATCCACCGTATAGGGCAGAAGAATGTCTGTACATATATTCATTTAATTACAGAGGGAACGGTGGATGAAACAATACTGAAAGCACTTGCTAAAAAAGAGGACTTGGCAAAGACGATAGTGGATGAGTGGAGAAATTATTTTTAATTAAGGAGGTTCAAAATGCCAAATTGGTGCGAAGGGGAACTGAAGATAAGAGGAAAGAAGAATGACATAATTAGATTTATGGAAGAAGGCATACAGCCAATGACACCACTTGCTGAAAGTTTGGAAAAAATAAAGTTTACTCAGGGCGAATTCTCTACTTATGTGATGTCTACATGCAAGAGAAAATATTTAATTATAGAGGCAGGGAGAGCTTTCATTGATAATTTTATGATTGAATTTGAAAATCTAGAAAGTGATGAAACAGATATACATGTGGAAGCATTCCCGGCAAGATTTGCATGGAAAATAAATGCAGAGAAACTTCAGGATATTGCTAAAAAATACAACATTGATATCAAAATCCTAGGATTTGAGTGCGGTGGACAGTTTAATCAATTGGTAGAGATTGTAGATAAGAAAATAATAAAGAACGAGATTATAACCTATAAAGATTATCAATGGGAATGCCCATTCTCAAAGATGGGTGGCTGAAAGGATAGAAAATGGAAAAGTTAATGACATTAGACGATAAAGTAAGAGCATACAAGGAATTGCTGGATAAGAAGGATGAGCTGGCAGAACAGACCAAGGAAAATAACAAGAAACTTGATGAACTTGAGCAGGAAATTGCACAGCAGATGGTAGATGAAGAAAAGCCTGATACTACAGTAGACGGTTTCAAGTATAGCCTCCAGGAAAAGACCATCTACTCCAAAGTTGGAGAAGACAAGCTTATGGAATTGGGATTGAACTTCTTCGAAGTTCTTCGTGAAGAGGGATTCGGAGATTTGATTGTTGAAAGGGTTGATTCAAGGACACTTAATTCAGCAATGAATAATCTTGTAGAGGAAATAGGAGAGCTTCCGGAAGGGCTTGCGGAGTGCTTAAGTGTTTACTCTCAATTAAAAGTGTCAAAGCGAAAGGCAAATACAAAGGCACTAAGCAGAGCAAAGAAAGCACAGGTGGAAACAAATGGATAACTACTTTGAGTGGAAAGAAAATTTAAAAGAAAATATGCAGGAAGTGGCCGATAGAACTCTTGAGCAAATGCATGAAGACGCAATTCTTTCAGAAGTAAAAAACAGACATGAGGGATACGGCATATCTGCAGAACACTATATCATAATGCAGAAAGCTTTTAAAAGCGTAAAAACTGATATGGATGACTTCCTTAAGCTTTTGCCGGTAGAAGATAAAAATGCTCTAAATACTGTTAGCTCACTGTATAATTCAGCCATTGACATGGGAGTGGTTGCAATGGAGTTTGCTGCACAGTGTAAGAGAATTCTTGCCGACCTTTATGACAAAGAAAAGTCTCCATTGGAACAGTACATAGATGAAATAGAGTCGGACAAAGAAGACTTTGAAGATGTAGAGGAGAAATAAAATGGCAAAAATTAATTTTACAATTACAAAAGCAAAAAAAGAACAAATTTGCGTTAAGGTTTTAGTGAGTGGACCTTCAGGGAGTGGCAAGTCTTATTCAGCACTTAGGCTGGCAACAGGTATTGCAGGCAGGGTAGGCGAAGGAACGAAGATTGGTTATATCGGAACAGAGGGTATGAGAGATAAGCTCTATGCAAATGAGTTTGACTACGATCTTATCAGTCTTGAAGAGTACAGTCCTGATTATTACATTGCTGCTATAGATGCATTCTTAGATGCAGGATACAAGGTTATTATTATAGATTCTATGACGCATCTGTGGAATTGGGTACAGGATCAAGTCCAACTTCAGACAAAAGGAGATAACACATTCCAAGCTTGGGGAAAGTATAAAAAAGAGAATAAGAAAATTATTGAAAAGATTCTTCTTGCACCGGCACATATCATAGTGACAGCGAGAGGTAAGGACGAGTATGTCCTTGAAGCAAATAGTCGTGGAAAGATGGCTCCACGAAAGGTTGGTGTAGGAGCACAACAGGATAAAGATATTGAATATGAGTATATGGTTACTTGGATGATTGATCAGGATACTCACCTTGCAGAGGCGGTAAAAGACAACACTCATATCTTTGAAGGTAAGATTCAAGTGCTTGATGAGAAGTCCGGAGAGGCACTCTATGACTGGGCAAATGACGGCGATCCTGTCAAGTCTCCGGCACAGAGGGCAGAAGAGGTAAAAAAGATACAGGATGAAATCACTGAAAAAGCGACACAGCTTGGTGGCTCAAAGAATAAGGCCATGATGGAGTGGTATAAAAATAAATTCGGTGGAAATCATAAGAACAATAAAGACCTTGAATTCTTAAAAATGGCTTTAAGTGAGATGAATCAATTCAAAGCAGTAGCAGAGGAACGAAAGGAAGATAAGAGTGAATAAAGTAATACTTATCGGAAGATTTGTACGTGATCCTGAAATAAGGTACACAACAAATGATAGATGCTGTGCGAATTTTAGTATAGCGGTAGATAGAAAGTATAAGCAGGAAGGACAGCAGGATGCAGACTTTCCCCGAGTAATCGCTTGGGGAAAAACTGCAGAATTTATTGAAAAATATTTCAGGCAGGGAATGAAGATAGTAATTGAAGGACGAATCCAGACAGGCAAGTATACAAATAAAGAAGGTCAAACAGTTTATACAACTGATGTGGTCGCAGAGTCTGTTGAATTTGCCGAAAGTAAATCTGCAGCATCAAACGGTAATAATTCAAAGCCTGCAGAAAGTAAACCTAAAATAGACGAGGACGGGTGGATGAGCATACCTGATGATGTAGACGATGAGGGACTGCCGTTTAATTAAAAGGAGGAACTATGAAGCCATTATATGGAAGTTTTGATTACTTAAAACAAAAAGAATGTATTCAAGTAGGAGAAATTATAGATCCTGAAACATTTTGCCATTTTTCGAATAATTCAACTTTTCAGAAAGATGATATATTTCAAATAGATTATGTAGCAGCAATAATCGGAGATGTTGGACTTTATGATACCATAGCAAAAATGAATAAATATGCACCTTGGAGATACATGGGCCAGTGCGAAAAGGGACATATAGAAAATAAGAATCCTGCACTGATGCCGTTTGTATATGTTTGTTCAAGGTACAGAGCAAAGACATCAGATGAAAGGCTACAAAATATTGAACTTGCTAAATACGCTTGTGAGAGAGTCATACAGATGGGGGCAATACCTATAGCACCACATTTATACTTTACCAGATTTTTAGATGACAATGTTGAGTTTGAGAGAGACTTTGGTATGGAAGCCGGTAAAAAGATGATGGAGATGTGTAGTTCTTTCTTTGTGCTTACAGTAGATGAAGAAATCAGTGAAGGCATGGATGAAGAAATTAAATATATGACAGAGATACTTGGACTTGAGGGTAGTAACAAGAACCATACAAAAGAAGAGGCAAAAAGGATTGTAGAGCAAAGATTGGAGATTTGATATGCGTGTAGATGAAGTGGACATTGATCACTTGGTCGATTATAAAACTGAATATTCTCGCATTATCCCAAAATACAAAATCTCCGGAGATAATCTGACAGGTCTGTGTCCATTTCATGATGATAAAAACAATTCTTTTTCGGTAGATCTAAAAACAGGCTGTTGGAAATGTCATGCTGAAGACAGAGGCGGAAATTTTACATCATTTTATGCAGAACTGAACGGTATCGATACTAAAGAAGCCTATAAAGCTATATTAAAGAAATATGGAGCTTATAAAGCAGAAGAAGATAAGAAGCCTGAGGGGAGCCTGTTATCGTACAGCGTAGCACAGTATGTACTTGAAAAGAGGCTCCCAGAGGACTTTCTAAAAGAGCAATGCTGTCTACAGACAAAAAAGGACAAACAGGGAATTCAATATTTATATATTCCATACTTCAATGAAAATTCTGATGAAGTGACCTATAGAAAAAGGTATGGGGGCAAAGCATTCAGATGGAAGTATGGAGCCGGAAAAGATATCTGCATGTATGGAGAGTGGAAGCTGGAACAGATACGGACTGCAGGATATGTTGCCTTAGTTGAAGGCGAATCAGACAGTCAGAGCATGTGGTACATGGGCATAAGTACACTTGGAATCCCGGGAGCATCTATGATGAGAAAAGAGTGGGCAACCACTCTGCAGGATTTAAAAGTGTATATCCATGTTGAGCCTGACAAAGGTGGCGAAACATTCCTTCATAAAGTGACTACAGCACTAAGAGACGGCAGGTTTATAGGACAAGTATACAAGTGGAGTTGCAAAAACTTAGGCTGTAAAGATCCTTCAGATGTGTATATCAAATATGGCAAGGAAGAAGCTGCAGAGAAGATAAGGGCAGCCATCAGCAATGCACAGGCTATAGATATAGATGAGGAATCAATCCCTGAAGCTTTACCGGGAGCACCTGTTAATTTAAGGCAGCCTGAAGGGTGGATTTATTCAGATAGGGGTATAAGTAAGATTGATGAGAAGAAATTTACACCTGTAACAGTTTGCAGAACACCGATTATTTTAACCAAGAGACTTAGAAGTATGGAGACCGGAGAAGAAAAAATGGAGGTAGCCTTTAAGAGGGATGGCACCTGGCACAAAGCAATATATTCAAGAAGTACTATCTTCACGGCAAGAGGTATTACAGTACTGGCAGATCTTGGGTGTACGGTCACTTCGGAGAATGCAAAGCAGGTGGTTAAGTTTTTGGCCGCACTTGAGGCGGAGAACATAGACATCATAAGAAAGGCTGACTCTACATCTACATTCGGATGGCAGGAAGGGAAGAGATTTATACCGGGACATGATAAAGATATAGTGCTTGATATAGATCCATCACAAAGGGCACTTGCCGCTGCCTACTGTCAAAACGGTACATTCAAAGACTGGCTTGAGATGATGAGGCCACATAGGAAGAGAGATAAGTTCAGATTTATTTTAGCTGCAGGCTTTACTGCTCCGCTTCTTAGAATAATTAAACAGAGAATATTCTTTGTATATAACTGGGGAGGATCCAAGGGTGGAAAGACTGCAGGTTTAAAGGCTGCATTATCAGCATGGGGAGACCCTGAAAGGTTGATGGTAAATTTTAATGCCACACAGGTAGGACTTGAGAGGACCGCAAGCTTTTACTGTGATCTGCCTTTGGGAATTGATGAGAGGCAGCTTGCAGGAAATAACCAAAACAGCCTTGAAAAGATTGTCTATATGATAGCATCCGGCACCGGGAAAATTAGAGGAGCAAAGTCAGGCGGAATTCAGGCAATGCATACATGGAGAACTGTTGCACTTGCTACAGGTGAGGAACCTCTCTCAACTGAGACTTCGCAAACAGGTGTTAGCACCCGTGTGCTTGAAATATACGGCGGACCGTTTGATGATGAAAGAGAGGCTTCTATGATGCACCAGCAATCAGCAATCAACTGTGGATGGGCAGGACCTGCATTCATAGGCATGTTAATGCATACGGATGAGCGAAGTATAACATCAAAATATGATGAAATGATGCAGTTTGTATATCAGCTTAGCAAAGGCAAGAGCGGCTCGCATATAGCCGGCATTGCCGCAGTGGCATTGACGGATGCAATTATAGATACATGGCTGTTTGAAGACTCAGAATGGCTTCGCAGATATGAAGCTGGAGAGTTCGACACTAAAGAGGCTAAGGACAATCCTGAAGCATTACAAATAGCTCCTGAGTCATGGGAAAGAGCCAAGGAGATGGCAAGAAACATCCTAAAAGAGCAAATGGATGCAGATGTTGGTGATGTAAATGAAAATGCCACACAATATATCATTGATTGGATTCTCTCAAATAAAGACAGCTTCGGAGAAAGGGTATACGGAACATGCCTAGGGCTTATACAAGGACCTGAAGTGTATATATTTCCATCAATGCTCACTCAAGCACTTACAAAGGCAGGATACTCTTCCAGAAAGACTATGAAATATCTGGCAGATAAAAACCTGATCGGAACAACGACCAGCAAAAGCGGAGGAACAAAAAATTCGGTATTTAAGTGGTTCAATAACAGGCAGTGCCGATTTGTAGAATTTCATCTTGGAAAACTGGTAAAGGAAAGTGAGCCGGCAGTGGATGAAAATGGAAATCTGATGGAAGGTGGGTGGAATCAAGTTGAGCAAATGGAGCTTCCATTCGACTAGATTGTGCAAAATCAAGAAGTCACCAAATTTCAAAAAAGGTCACCAAATTAAGAAATTGGAGCAAATTTGGTGGCTGTATGAATGCATAAAAATATTAAAATATCAGCATTAAAATATATTGAATATAACGAAAGTTACTACACACCTATTTTAAAATTAAATTAGGTGTGTAGTCAGGTGTGTAGTTAGGTGTGTAGTAAGAATGGCTTAAAATAAGGCTTTATAACACTTATACACACCTATAACACCTATACACACATTTATATACCAATATATTTTTCAGTGGAAAGTGGTGATACCTAGTCACCAAATTTGCAAAAAAAACAAGGTGTATGTCAAAAATTAGGTGTGTAGGTGTGTAGTAAGCCTACAAACGGCGTAGTTGAGCCATTTTTACTACACACCTAAGGTTTTTCGCAGGTGTGTAGTAGGAAATAGGTGAGTAGTAAAAATGGATTTAAAAAATCGGATTGATGAACTCAAAAGGCTTGTAGAGAGACTCAAAAGGAATGATTTAAATGTCCCTAAAGAGGATCTAATGACGAAGTATAAAAAGTCTTACATGGAGTTGAAAAATGAAATAAAGAAAATAGCAGATAGTCTGATAGATGAGATACTTATAGAGGGTTTACTTATCGTTAAAGATGAAAGGGGATATAAATGCCTGGAAGATATAAGTCAATTTGTTGAAAAGAAAAAGGATGAAGGGATTATTAAGCAGTGCAGTGATTTAATCTTTAAAGAATATGATGTGGATAAAGTGGTTGAACTGGCTAAAGATGTTAAAATCGGAATTGATAAAATTTACAGTAATTATTTAGAGGAGGTACAGCAATGAGTATGGCGGAAGTGTTGGCAACGCTTAGAGAAGAAGTCAAGGAAGATGATAATAAGCATTCGCCTTGGACACGTATGGTATTAGAAAAAGATTTATTAAAAGGGCTAAGAACTGTTATTGTAATAGAATATGCCAAGACTATGAGACAAAAAAAGAGGAGAGAACATGGGAAACAGAGAAGGGTATAAGGATCCAACTGCCGATATTGCAATACACAGAGCGTACCATACTCATGGTAAATTAGATTATACAAAGTTCAACTCTTATGATGAGCTTAAGGATTACATAATGCAAAGGTACAAAATGAAGACCATGTACGAAGCTGAAGTCTATATTAGGGAGCATATGCCAAAAGAATCGTATTTCCAAAAGCAGATAATGGACTGGATTAATAAAAATATTCCTGGGGCTGCCGTGTGGAAAGAAGCAGCCGGTCCCTACTCAATAAGTGGAATTCCTGACATAACTTGTATAATAAGGGGGCAGTATTATGGTTTTGAGGTTAAGCGTCCATTTATTGGGAAGCTTAGTAAGATTCAGAAAGAAACAATTGACCGGATAAATGAATCCGGCGGCAGGGCATATGTTGTGACTTCGGTAAAGGAAGTTGCAGAAATTCTAAAAGATGAACTTAGAAAGAGAGTGTGATGATGAATAAAGCCTCAGAAAGCAAGAATAAAATATATGCAATGCCATTGCTTAAGAACATAGGATTACAGGCAATGGACAGAAAAGGGTGGAATTTGCTTCAATGTCCGGTGTGCAATTGCAAGTGTTTTGAAATGCCACAGGCAAGGGTACTAAAGAGTTTAGGATATACGGGTATGTGTACAGAATGTATGCTTAAGCATCAATTTGGTGCAAAGGGAGAGGATAATGGACATTGAAATCAAAGAGCTGAAAGCGACCTTAAAGAAATACCTTGGTCAATACTACAGGGCAAAGATAAAGCGAAAACAATTGGAAATAAGGCTTAAAAACTTTAGAGAAGAAATGTCCGGAACGCAAGGAGTGAAATATTCTCCTGTGCCGGGAGGTCAAAGTGGAAGCCAAATCTCCTCAACTGAAAATGCTGTTATGAGAGCAATGGAGATTGAGGAGAGAATCGTAAAACAGCAAGCACAGGTTCAAAAAGCAATGCTGGCTGTTATGGAATTTATGGATTTCTTACCGATTGATTCTGTTGAGAGAAGTATACTTGAATATAGACACATAGACTGTATGAGCTGGAAGCGAATTTGTAAGGAAATGTGCATGACTAAAACTCCATGTTTTAAATACTACAACCAAGGGATAGATGAACTGATTAATAAAAGTGAAGTAGTGCAGACTCTAAAAACAATGCATTAAAAGCAAAATATCTAATTGACTTGCCCTCGAATATAAATGTAAAATAAAAGAAAAATGATAGGGGGAGATCCTATGAATTTAAAGTTTGACAGTGTATTTTTATCAAAAATTCGCATTAACGATACAGAGATTGTCTACTCTGAAAAAGAGAAATCCGGAATAATATTGATAAGTCAGATAAAAGCATTCGAAGTAGTTGAGGGTACAGTTACTGAATATGGATATTTAAAAATAACTACTGATAGTGAGGAGCATGTAGTTCACTTTATATCGAATCATAACAAAGGACTTAGGCAGATGCAGGAAAAACTTGGATTCTCTAATCAGACGGAACCGTTGAGTGTGAAAGATATAGTAGAGGTTGAAAAAGAGTCAGAAAGTGATTATATGAGGCCTCTGGAGACTAATCCAGTAAAAATATATATAAGTGTTGAGGGGATAAGATATATAGTACTGGGCAAAGAAAGGATGATAAGGGCAGATACGATAAAGTCAGTGACCTATAAGAGAGCTAAATTCCTTTCATTGGGATTATTATCAATACAAACAGATACAGACAGTGTCAGTATACAGACATCAGGTTATTTTAATTCTGCCTTGGAAAAGTGGGTTGATGATGTAAATTCAGGGGTATATCAAATAAATCAAAATATCAGAGTAAGTCGAACAGCATATGGTAAGGGATTTGTAAGTAATAGTGAGAGGAATATAGCTTGTGCATGGTATAAGGTTACGGGTATAAATCCAAATACAAATAGGAGAAAGAGTGAGACATTCCCTTGGTTTAGAGAAGCACCTGTGGAAGATATTGAAAAAGCCAGTGGTCTGTTAGGTCCGTATGAGTGTGAACAGTTACCAGATAGAATGCCGTCAGATGCGCAACTGGAATATGCAAGGAGAATTGGTGTGATAATTCCTAGAGATGCTACCATGGAAGATGCAAGTATCTTTTTAACAAGAAAAGAGAATAATAAGCCTTTGCATCAAGTGGGTGTGGCAGAATGGCTTATAAAAAAATATATTTGTGAACTTAAGGTATATATACCATTGTATGCAAGCTTAGCAGAAGCACATGCCAGATATTACTATTCCCTGTCAGTAAAGGAACGGATTATTTACTTTGCAATGAAAGTATATGACGAGAACAAAGGAGCAACATATTTGTTCCCACACGAAGCTACGCAGATAGAGCAAGAAAAATTCAAAACATTTGCGGATGAGTATTATAGAGATAATAAGTTTATGGAATCGTTTGAGAGATATGGTGCTGAAGACTTACCAATAGATGGTGCTATAAAGAAGCGGCTGAAGGCATATGATATGGCTAACTCATATATGTAAGGTCAATATCGTTTTAAAAGAGGACAAAAAAGAACTTAAAAGTACAAAAAAGAACCTAAAAGTACTTTTGATTATGCTATAGTGGTAGTATGGAGTGACGGGTAAACAGACAAGAGTCTGCATACATATAAGTATGTCACTTTATATTTATGCACAAGAGAGTGTGGTTAAGGGAAATTTCCCTAAATACTATGCTCTTTTTTTGTTTGAATAAATTTTTATAGGTACTACCAGAGGGGGAGGCCACATGCGGGGCGGAAAACAGCGCGGTCCTTTTCCCTAAAAAATCAAAAATAAATTTTGCATTTCGTTACGGAGGGAGAGGAGAAATGTACAAGGAGAGCCATAGATGATAACAAAAGAGGAGAGAAAAAAGCTTTATTTAGGTAAGTGCATTCAGGTAGGAGGAAAAAGCAACAAACTACTTACTCATCAATTTGTAAAAAAAGAGGGGTTTGAGAAAACGGCTGTTTTTATGATGGATTTGTTTAAAATAATATCTGAAACAATGAAAAGTAAGGACCGCTTCAGTATCTTAATTGAATATGATACCGAAGCGATAAATGTCAATATTGACTATTTAGAAGAAGCTAAATACGTTTCAGATGGCAACCTTCTGGAAAATCAATAGATTTTAGTTCTTCTTCAGAAGTAAGATAAAACTCACCGGAACAAAAATCTGGGCAAACAGAAAAACCGGTGTAAGAAATTGATTCTAATTTCTCAATGAGAGATTGTTTCTCATCATTTGAGAGAGATGAGTATTCAATGTGATATCTAACTAATGTCATAATCCCCTTCCTTTCTATTTGATTAAATAAGCATAGCAGTGCTTATTTAATTATTTTACAAAGGAAATATGTAACAAACAATAGGAGAATAGAATGGAGCAAACACTGAAAACAGAAAAAAGAAAACTAAATGAGCTGGTGGCGGCAGACTATAATCCTAGGAAAGCTCTGACACCGGAAGATAGTGAATATCAGAAAATCAAAAGAAGCATTGAAGAGTTCGGATATGTAGATCCGATTATAATTAATGAAGATGGAACAATTATCGGAGGTCACCAGAGATGTACAGTCCTAAAAGACTTAGGATATGAAGAGGTGGATGTAGTAGTTGTCAGCCTAGACAAACAAAGAGAAAAGGCTCTCAATATTGCCCTTAATAAAATAACCGGTGAGTGGGATGAGTTGAAGTTGAAAGACTTGCTGCTTGATTTAGACCTTGGAGATTATGATATTACTCTGACAGGATTTGAGCAGGAGGACTTGGTGGAGTTGGTAGACAACCTTGCAGTGGATCCTGAGGCAATGGATGATGACTTTGACGGGGAAGCAGTGCTTGAAGATATTGTAGAGCCGAAGACTAAGCTTGGTGATGTATGGAAGCTTGGCAGGCACAGACTTATGTGTGGAGACTCTACCTCTCAGGAAGATGTGGCTACTCTTATGAAAGGAGAGATGGCGGATTTGATTATTACAGACCCTCCGTACAATGTTAACTATGGGGATAAGGCAGATATGCTTGATACATATCTTCAGAAAGGTCATAGGAATAACAGCAGAATAAAAAACGACAACATGGATAATGAGAGTTTTTATTCTTTTATGCTTCAGATATATCAAAGTGCTTATGAATTTATGCGTGAGGGAGCAGCTATATATGTGTTCCATGCCGAAAGTACCGGGCATATATTTAGACAGGCATTCCTTGATGCAGGCTTGAAACTTGCACAATGCCTAATCTGGGAGAAGAATGCATTTGTACTTGGCAGGCAGGACTATCAGTGGAGACATGAGCCATGTCTTTACGGATGGAAAGAGGGAGCGGCACATTATTTTATTAATGACAGGACACAGGATACTGTTATTTTGGAAGATGATGTGGACTTTGAAGCCATGAAAAAGGCTGACCTTATAGCATATATTGAAGATATGCATAGAAAGTATAAAGACCAAACATCAGTCATTTATGAGAATAAGCCTACAAGAAACGACATACATCCTACAATGAAGCCGGTAACGCTGATTGGAAGGCTTATGAGTAACTCCAGCAAGTCAGGATGGAATGTACTTGACTTATTTGGAGGTAGTGGAAGCACCCTGATGGCAGCGGAGCAACTTGGAAGGACAGCGTTCTTGATGGAGCTTGATGAGAAGTTCTGTGATGTCATAGTGAAGAGATGGGAAGAGTATACAGGTCAGAGTGCAATAAGAATTTCGGGAGGTGATGGCTAATGGCAGAGGAACAGCAGGGAAGTTTTTATCGTGTTGAAGTTATCTCATCACTTTTCGGTGTATCAGTTCGTAGGGTTCAGCAGCTGACACAGGAAGGAATCATTGCTACAACAAAGACATTAGAAGGGAATAGATATGAGCTGGGTCCAACCGTACAGCGATATATAAAGTATCTTTCAGATAAGGCGTATGGCAAAAGCAGATCTGAAAAAGAAATGGAACTAAAAGAGCAAAAACTTCAAGCAGAGATTGCTCTAAAAGAATCTCAGGGAGAAATGCATAGATTAAAGACAGAGATAGCATCGGGTAAGTACATCGATATTGAAGAAGTAAAGATGGACTATAGCCGATTTTTTGTTACCTTTAAAAAGTTTGCATTATCTCTGCCAAGTAGACTTGTAGGAAGAATAATAGGGCACTGTGATCCTGTGGAACTTAGGTCGGTAGAAAAGGACTTGAGCTCAGAGGTCATAAGATTAATGGACGGCTTTGTGGTGGCAGGCTGTACGCATGAGGAACTGGAAAAGAAAAATCGTGGCAAGAAATCCGTTCCGTAGATTTGAGGTTACAGACTACCAAAAAGAAGCACTTAAATTCCTAAAGCCACCGGAAGATATAACAGTAAGTGAATGGGCTGATAAATATAGAGTATTAGATGTGAAATCTTCAGCTATGCCGGGACCATGGAGGACGGAGCAAACTCCATATCTTAAAGGTATAATGGATGAGTTTAATAACTATGAGACGGAAGAGATAATCTATGTAAAGCCTACTCAGGTAGGAGGTACGGAGTGCCTGCAAAACATGGTGGGGTATATCATTCAACAAGATCCGGCTCCTACTATGATTGTTTATCCTACAGATAAGCTTGCTGAATCTATATCAGAAAACAGACTACAGCCTATGATAAAGGCGGCTCCGGGATTAAAAAAAAGGTATCTAGAGAATGACTCAACAAGGCTGGAACTACAGTTTGACGGAATGTATCTGACACTTGCAGGCTCAAACTCACCGTCAAGCCTTGCAAGTAAAGCTATCAAGTATCTTTTTTTAGATGAGGTAGATAAGTATCCCGGAGCAAGTAAGAAGGAAGCGGATCCTATATCACTTGCAAGGGAGAGAACAAAAACCTTTCATAACAAAAAGATATTTATAACCAGTACTCCAACATTAAGAGACGGACATATATGGAAAGCATTGGAAGATGCAGACATCGAAAAGCATTACTTTGTGCCTTGCCCTCACTGTGGGGAGTATATAGAACTGAAGATGAAGCAGATAAAATTTCCAAATGGTGAAGGCATGAGCTATGCAGATCGTGCAGAGTTTGCCACCTATGTATGCCAGGAATGCGGCTGTATAATTACAGATAAAGATAAGCCTGATATGCTAAGGTTAGGAGAATGGCGAACAGTAAAGGAAAACACAAAGTTTGCAAGAAAAGTTGCATTCTGGATGAATACTTTATATTCACCGTTTGTGAGATTTTCTGCAATAGCAAAAGAGTTTTTGGATAGCCATGAGGACCCTGAGAGGTTACAAAACTTTGCGAATAGCTGGCTTGCGGAGCCTTGGGAGGATACAAAGCTTAAGACAAGTGCTGAGCTGGTTCTCGAAAGACAGACGGAATGTGAAGAGTTCATTGTTCCGGAGTGGACAAAGGTGCTTACTGCAGGAGTTGATGTTCAGGAAAACTGTTTGTATTGGAGCATAAGAGCATGGGGAGATTACTTCACAAGTCAGAACATTGCACATGGACAAGCTTATTCATTCCAAGAGGTTGAAAGAATAATGAATCTATCATATCAAATGGCTGACAGCACACCTCTTGTGGTGGCATTGGCACTGATTGACTCAGGAAATGATACAGACAGAGTATATGATTTTTGCGCAAATAATTCTGAATGGGCATTGCCAAGCAAAGGTTCATCCAATAACATGCTTACGCATTACAGGCTGTCTAAAGTAAATAAAGCAGACAGTAAAGCATACGGAATGAATCTTGTACTTGTTGACACAGGCAAATACAAAGACATGATTGCAGGTCGTATGCAAAAGAATAATGGATCGGGAGCATGGATGGTATACAAAGATTGTGATATGGAGTATGCGACACAGGTAACTGCAGAACACAAAGTTAATGTTAAAAACGGAAAAGGTGTTGTTAAACAAGAGTGGAGACCAAAAACAGCTCATGCCGATAACCACTATCTTGATTGCGAAGTTTATGCATTCTGTGCGGCAGACATTCTTGGAGTAAGAACAATGCACCTTGACAACCGTCAGGAGAGTGCAGATGAGAAAAAGAGTTCAGAGAGCAATGAACAATACTTCCCTGAAGAAAAGTGGATAAAAGATAATGAAAATTGGACATAAGGAACTTTTATGGATGAAGAAAAAGAAGTTATAAATTTTATTAATCGGGGGGGGCAAGAACCGGAAAGTCAAGGGCTTGTAAATACAAAAAGCTTTGAAAATATGGTTGCAACAATGATGACGGCAATGAACGAATTGTGGAGACTGATGGAAAGTAAAAAGAGTTTTCGTGTTGAGTTAAACTATAATGCGAAAACTCTTAATTCTGAATACCGTCTTTACTTACTTAAGGATGACGCTCCATTGGGTCGTGCAAATCAGGAAGTTCAATCAGACTTGTATCAAAATCTTCATCTATAAAGTATTGGCCAATGTCTGAATTAAAAGAAATGCTTGTAACAGCTATAGCATTTAACAGCTTTTTAAGTGCAGCCTTTTCATACAGTGTCATTTGTGAAAAATTTATAGTGTATTTTTGTAATGACATATTAGTTCCCCCTAATAGCTTTTCTAATTTAAAGAATAGGGAAAAGAGTAAGTAAAGTCAATATATGGAGAAGAGATGGAAACAAATTATACAGCAAGAGAAATGCTTGAAGAAGTTAATAATGCAATATATACAGTTCTTGTAGGAGGACAGTCATATAAGCTTGGTACAAGGCAGATGACACGTGCAGATTTGAATCTACTCTACAAGATGAAAAATGATCTGACCGCACAAATACAGTCAGAGAACGGTAATCACCTTTTAGATGATACCTATGTTGCTATATTTAGCGGAAGGTAGGTAATATGAGTTGGTTAGATAATTTGATCTCTTTTATATCCCCTGAATGGGGTGCAAAGAGAGAAGCATGGCGACAAAATCTTGAGGAAATGAGGAGCTATGATGCAGGCGATTACTCAAGAGGGAATGCAAATTGGAGAGTGATAAATCAATCGGCGGAGTATACTGATAAATATAGCCGTGATAATGTCAGAGCCAGAGCAAGGGACTTGGAGAGAAATTCAGATATGATGAATTCCGTTATAGGTGCCTATAAGAGAAATGTAATAGGTGGCGGATACACCTTGCAGGTGAAGACAGGTGATGATGAATTAAATGATACCATAGAGGCGGCATGGAAAAAGTGGTGCAAAAAGCAAAATTGTGATGTGACAGGGACTCAATCGTTTACTCAGATGATGCGAATGTGTATGAAGAGAAAGAAAGTAGACGGAGGAATTCTGATAGTAAAGAGGTATACAAGTGACGGGTTCCTACCATTTAAGCTTCAGACATTTGAGGTGGATGAACTTGATAACGCTCAGATGACACCAAAGGTTCAAGGTAACAAGGTGGTTGGCGGTATTGAGATGAATGAGTACAACAAACCTGTCGGATATTGGATTAGGCAATATCCTGTTGACAGTTTAGCACTGACAACACCTGTATACATTGAGGCAAAGGATGTTATATTCCTTTACACAAAGCATAGACCGTCACAGATTAGGGAAATTAGCGATATGAGTCCTACGATCACAAGAATTCGTGATACAAACGAATTCATGGTAGCGGTATCGGTAAAAGAGAGGATAGCAGCCTGCCTTTCGGTGTTTATAAAGAAAACTATACCTACTACAGGCATAGGAAGAGGAATTGGTGTAGCACAGGGAGCACTGCATGATTACCAAGGAAAGTCTATAACACCCGGAATGATTAAGGAACTTAATGCAGGAGATGAAATACAGGTGGTAAACCCTGCAGGACAGGCTACAGATGCAGCAAGTTATATAAAGCTTCAACAAAGACTTGTTGGTGCAGGACAAGGCATCAGTTATGAAGCAACAAGTCGTGATATGAGTGAAAGTAATTATTCTTCTACAAGGCAGGGAATCATTGAAGATGAAATGACCTATTCGGAAGAAAAAGAGATGCTGATGGAAGTAATGGATGAGATATATGAAACATTTGTTATATCATTATGGCTTTCAGGCAATATCATGATAAAAGATTTCTGGGGAAATAAAGATAAATATTTGGATCATACATGGATTATTGCACCTAAAAAATGGATTGATCCACAAAAGGAGGCAAATGCAAACAGGATTGCATTAAATACAGGTCAAAAGACCTTTAAACAGATTGCTGCAGAACAGGGTAGGGATTGGAAAGAACAGATTGAAGAAATTGCAGAAGTCCTTGAGTACGCTAAAAGTTTTGGCATTGATATGGGCAGTGTGATTTTTAATAAAACAAAGGAGGAGCTATATGAAGATGAAGAGGAGAATTCTTCAGAGGGACAAGCCGGTGCAAAAAAGGAGTAAGGATACAGCAACCAGAGAGCTGATAAAAAACAGTATAAGAGCTTTAGATGGAGAGGGAAATGAGCGAAAGTTTATCCTCTCTTTTTCATCTGAAGAACCATATCAAAGGTTTTGGGGAATAGAAATACTTGATCACTCAGAGGGTGCTGTAGATCTTACAAGAATTCAGGAAATCGGATGTTTGCTTTTTAATCACAACCGTGATGCTGTAGTAGGAAAAATCACAAATGCATGGCTTGAAGATGGCCGTGGCATGGCAGAAATTGAGTTTGATACGGATGAAGCTTCAGAACTTATCTATCAGAAGGTAGCAAGTGGAACACTTAAAGGTGTATCGGTAGGCTATCAAATAGATTCATGGGAAGAAGTAATGCCGGGGAAACAGTCCGCAGATGGGAAATTTACAGGTCCTTGTGATATTGCAAGGAAATGGACACCTTATGAGATTTCAATCGTGAGTGTTCCTGCAGATCCTACAGTAGGCGTAGGTAGAGAGTTTGGAGAAGAAAAAAACATTTTAAAAAATCGCTCTTTAGCTTGGTTTAAAAGGCAACTTCAAATAAATAAAACAAGGGTAAAACAAGGAGGAAAAACAACATGAACAGAAAAGCATTAATACAAACAAAGCTTTCGCGTCAGCAGGATATAGTAAATGCTGCAAAAGAGGCAAACAGAGATTTGACTGCTCAGGAACAGGCGGAATTTGACACTCTTCAAAGAGATATTGATTCTTTAACAGCTGAAATTGCTACAGAAGGGGACCCGGTAGTTCCTACTACAGGAGAGAAGGACAAAGAGGCTATGCTTCAGAGAGCAGTAACTCAGGAGAGGGAACGTATAAGTTCAATAAATGACTTGTGCAGAGAGTTTGGAATGGAGGCTCAGGGATATATCGATAACGGTTCAACTATTGATCAGGTTAGAGATGCAGCTCTTGAGCATGTGAGAAAAAATGGAGCACCGGTCGCTGCAAGAGGAGTTGATGTAACGGCTACCGCAGAAGATAAGTTTAGGGCAGCTGCGGCAGACTCCTTATTGCTTAGAAGTGGAATGGGTATAGAAAAGCCTGCTGATGGTTCAAGACAGATGATGGGAATGTCACTTCGTGACTTGGCTATTGAGTGTCTTGCAGGTGAAGGAGATAGCAGTCTAAATCGTAGATCGTCTGATGAACTTTTTGGAATGCTTCAAAGACAGTTCTATAATCCAACTGCTTCTTTCCCGGCAATCTTAGATAATGCTATCAATAAGGCATATGTGGAAGGTCATAAGACTGTATCCGTGACATTTGACAGGTGGACTAAGAAGGGAAGTCTAAAGGATTTTAAGACCAATGATAATTATTATTTAGCAGGTCCGGCAGGAGAGTTCCTTGAAGTGCCGGAGGGCGGAGAGCTTAAGCACGATACATTCAGTGATGAAAAGCGTCCGACAAGAAGATTGAAGACTTACGGTAGGCAATTCACACTTACAAGACAGGCATTCATAAATGATGATATAGATCTTGTGACAAGAATACCTGCAAAGTATGCAGCAAGTGCAAGAAAGACAATAAATAGGCAGGTATACAATGTTTTGATAAAAAATCCGGCAATACATGACGGTACTGCTTTGTTCTCGACAATGCATAAAAACCTGCTTGCAACAGGAACAGGAATAACAAGGGAATCTATGCAGAAAATGATTATTGCACTTCAGAATCAGGTGGATGAGTTCGGAGATGCAATAATCATAAGACCGGCTACATTGGTTGTTCCTTCCGGTATGGGGTTTGAGATATTTACAATATTCAACAGTCCTACAATTAACACATCCGGCAATACGCAGGCGGTGAACCCATTGTTTAGATATGCAAGCTCTATTGAAATTGTGGAAGAGCCAACTATCAATGTATTATGTGGAGGCTACGGAAAGACAATGCCTTGGTTCTTAATCGGACATAAGGATGATACGGACTTTATAGAGGTTGATTATCTTAACGGACAGGAAGTTCCAACCATTAGACGAATGGAAACACCGGGACAGCTCGGATTCGTTTGGGATATATACCTTGACTGGGGTGTTGCGGTTATGGACTGGAGAGGTGCAGTCAAGAATAACGGTACCACAGTTGCGGATCCATTGGCGTAAATAAAGGAGGTTTAGTATGGCAAGTGCTACATATTTTCAGAGGGGTGAGGCTCTCGACTATACGAATACCGGCAGTGATAAGATTACTGTCGGCACTGTAATAAAGATTGGAACAAGAATTGGTATAGCAGGGGACGACATCCTGCCAAAGGCAACGGGAACGATTCATGTTTCAGGAGTGTTTGAGTTTAAGAAAACCGGAACGAATGAAGTAAAAATGGGAACAAATGTATACTTTGACGGTACGGGAATAACTGAGACCGTAGGAAGTAATACACCTGCAGGATATGCTGCTGAAGATGCAGCGGCGAGTGCTACATCCATCAAGGTAAAAATTGGATAGGAGGTAAATATGCGAAAACTTATAGCTAAATATCCAATTCTTTATTTGTCAAAGCAATATGATATTGGAGAAGAACTGGTTGCAAATAATCCTGAAATGGTAAAAGCTTGGCTTGATGCAGGAACTGCCGAGTGGGTAGAGGATGAGGAATCTGTATCGGATGGTACTACAGATGAAAAATCAGAAGAGGAATTGCCACATGCTACAGCAACTCCTGTGGTGGCAGAGGCAGGACTTGTAGGTGATGCAGTAGGTGCGGAAACAGATGAAAATCTTGTTGGGAAAATACCGAAGACACCTGCAAGGAGCAGAAAGTAGGCATTGATGCAAAGGAAGTCATTCAAGGAAATTTTAAATCAGGATATTGAGAATGTATTCCTTAACACTTTGGAGTTTGCAGATATTCATAATGTAGATGGAAAAGATATGCCGGTGCAGGTAGATGACAATGAAGTTATTGAAAGAGAAAAGAAAGAAAGGTCTCACATGGATGGCTTATATGTGAAGCAAAAGTTGATTTATGTGAAAGCAAAGGACTTTGGATCATTGCCTGCGATCGGAAGGCAAATCATGCTTGACGGTAAGCGATATTTAATTACTGACTCTACAGATGAGTATGGTATTTATACGATAACGCTGGAAGGAAATAGGAGCAAATGATTGAGTTTGGTATTGATGAGGTTAGTCTGTCAAGGGTTAGAGCTAAACTTTTGTTGTTCGAAAATCAAGTGCCTAATGTTATAAAAAAAGCCTTAAACGCTACTGCCAGAGATGCAAAGACAGCTCTGGCAGATAAAGCTAGGGAGACGTATGCTGTAAAATCTCCAAGATTTAAAAAAGCAATTAGGCAGAAAAATGCAACCGCTTCAAATCTTGTTGCAACTTTAAATATAACCGGAAAGGCTACTGCACTATCAGATTTTAAATATAGAAGGCATAGTGGTGGAGCGAGTGCAAGGGGTAAGCTTTATAAAGATGGAGCTTTAAAGGACTTGTCACTGAACGATAAGTTAAAAGCATTTGTTGTAAAGTACCATTCAGGACATGTAGCTGTAGTGAGGAGAGACCCACCTAATAAATATACAAATGGTATATCTAAGAGAAAAGAAACCGGTGGAGATACTACTAAATTAAAAGAATTTTACAGCCCATCAATCCCTAGAATGATTGGAAATGAGTTAAAAGTATATGGCATCGTCAAGCCTAAGATACAAGAAAGCTTGAAGAAGCATATAAATAGGGAAACAAGTAGAATTTTCAGAGGTAGATAATGACAGCAGGAAATCTTCAAAAAGAGTTGATGAAAGATATCGGTGGTATTTTTGAAAAAGGTTTATTTAAAGATTCTCTTGGTAAGTATGGTTCACTAAATATATATGCACAGAATCTTCCAATACGAGAAGACGAAGATGCACCGGATCCTGTTCCATACATTATCGTGAGGATTTTAGATGGCAAGATAAAAGGATGGGTGGAAGCACAGGAAGTTCAGGTGATGTTAATTCTTGGATGTTTTGATGACAATTTGAACAATGATGGTCATGAGACATTGCTTGAATTAATTCAGAAAATTAGTGAGAGATTTTTGAAAAATCCTATCTTGGCAAATCAGTTTGTATTTTTAAATGATGAACAGCATCCATTTGAGTGGGCTCTTCAGGAAGAGGAGTCATTCCCATATTTTTTTGGAGCTATCAGCATGACTTTTAAGACAGCAGCTATAAGAACGGAGGATAAATACGCATGAGTGAACTAAAGAAAACAATAACAGAACCGGTGGAAGAAGAAGTAAGAGCACTTATACCTACAGCCCAACCCAAGGAAGTGGAAACACTTGTTTATGTTGGTCCTACAATAGTAGGTGTAGCAAGTCACAGTACTATATTCAATAATTGTCTACCGGATAATTTAAAGGCAGCAATTGATAAAGAGCCTGCATTTAAAGGATTAGTTATTCCTGTAAACAGGCTTGCAGATGCACTAAAAGAAATTGAGACGAAGTCAGGAGCAACATTCTCATTATATGAAAAGGTTGCAGATTATAAATTACAGGAGGATAGTTAATGGCTTATAATCACGGAATAAGAATTGAGGAACAGGCAACAAGTATTGTTGCTCCAATTACGGGAAGTGCAGGACTACAGGTTGTAATTGGAACTGCACCGATAAATCTTGCAAAAGACCCATATAGTGTTACTAATGTACCACTGATTGCATATAGCTTTTCAGAGGCAGCGAGTCAGCTTGGATACAGTGATGATTTTAAAAAATTCACTCTCTGTCAAAGTATGGATGCAAGTTTTAGGATTTTTAATGTGGCTCCGATTATTTTTATTAATGTATTGGATCCTAAAAAGCATAAAAAAGATAATACAGAGGCTTCAGTAAATGTGGTTGCAAAGCAGGCAAAGCTTGAAGAAGATGGGATTCTTCTTGATACTTTAGTGGTTAAAGATGGAGCTACCACACTTACAAAAAATGAAGATTATATTACAAGTTTTACTGATGATGGAAAAGTACTGGTATCTCTGATTGAGGGAAGTTCACATGCAGGAGCAAGTACATTAACAGTAAAGTCCACAAGTATAGATCCTTCGGCTGTAAGGGCAAAGGACATAATTGGTGGATATGATGCAGCTACTGACAAAGAAAGTGGACTTGAACTTATCAGACAGGTATATCCGAGGTTCAACATGACACCCGGGCTGTTACTTGCACCTGGATGGTCACAAATACCTGAAGTAGGAATTGTTTTGGGAAGCAAGTGTTCGGAAATCAATGGAGTATTCAGTTGTGAATGTGTCCTTGATTTAGACAGCAGTAGCACCGGAGCGAAGAAGTACAGTGCAGTTGGAGAGTGGAAAAATAAAAACGGATATACAAATAAACATAGCGTTGTGCTATGGCCACAAGTAAAGGTTGGTAAGAAGCAGTACGCATTTTCGGCAATATTTGCGGCACTTACTGCTTATACAGATGCAAGTAATGATGATGTTCCAAATCTTTCACCTTCAAATAAGATGGCAAAAATCACAGGACTGGTACTTGATGACGGAACAGAGGTAACACTTGATCAGAATCAGGCAAATCTACTTAACAGTCAGGGTATTATTACAGCAATTAATGTTAATGGTTGGAGAACTTGGGGAAATAATACAGCAGCATATCCTGGGGTAACAGATCCTAAAGACAGATGGTTTTGCTGTAGAAGGTTTTTTTCATGGTGGGGTAACAGTTTTATTATGACGTATTTCCAGAAAGTGGATGACCCTGCAAATTATCGTTTAATTGAATCAATTGTCGATAGTGAGAATATCAGAGGAAATTCATATACATCACAGGGCAAGTGTGCAGGCGCAAAGATTGTATTTGAGGAAAAGGATAATCAAATAACAGACATACTGAATGGTAAGATTAAATTCCGTCAATATTTGGCACCTTATACACCGGCAGAGGATATCCTTAATGTTTTAGAGTTTGATCCAAGCATGCTTGCAGCAGCAATAAGTGGAGGAGGTAATTAATTATGGCAGGAGTTCTTGGAATACCGGGAGTGATTAACAATTTTAATCTTTATTATAAAGGAACTGCTCTTGTGGGATTGACAGGAGAGATAACTCTCCCTGACTTTGAAGGAACAACGGAGACACTTAGCGGACCGGGTATACTTGGAGAAATAGAAGAGGTTGTAATCGGAGCTTTCGGAAGTATGGAGCTTGAAATCCCTTTCCGTATACTTGATGAGGATGCTTTTAGCCTTATGTCTCCAACAGAAACTCTTGACTTAACTCTTAGAGCAAGTGAACAATATACGGTAAAGAGTACCGGTGGAATAGATACTAAGGGAATGAGAGTTGTAGTCAGAGGAAGGCAAAAGAAACTTACAGGTGGAACCATTAAGCAGGGCGGAGCAATGGATGCATCCGTTACTGTTGAGGTGGCATATATCATGATAGAGCTTGATGGTAAAAAGAGAGTTGAACTTGATAAGCTTAATAATGTTTACAAAGTCAATGATAGAGATTTGTTGGCAAAGATTAGAAGTCAGTGCTAAAGGAGATGGATATGGTAGATAAAGATAAAGTAGTTGATGTATCAGTTGCTCAGGATATTATTGTAGAGGGTTCTGACTCTGAAAATTCTATGGTGATTACTTTTTCAAGAAAGTACAACTATGAGGGCAAGGAATATGGACAGGTAGATTTAAGTGGATTAGAGGATATGACTGCAACCGATATGATTGCAGCAAATAAAATACTGGAAAAAAGTGGAAGCTTCTCATTCTTACCTGAGATGTCACTTGAATATGCTTGTATCATATCAGCAAGAGCAACAAAGATGCCTTTAGAATTTTTCCAGAGATTACACCCACGAGATGCTATCAAAGTAAAAAATAAGGTAACATCTTTTTTTTACGGAGAGGGATAAGACCTGAAGATGGTAAAAATTTAAGAAAAATTGCAATACAGCTTGCTATGTCATTACAGACAGGGATTGATTATTTTCTATCCCTGTCTGTTTTTGAATTGATAGAAATAGCAGAGGAGGTGGAAGAGATTGGCAGGAAGCAGCGAGCAAGAGCTGGCAATTCGAATCGCAGGTAAAGTAGAGAACTCTTTGAAGCAGAGCCTTGGCATGACTGAAGATGGGATTAGTCACCTTGCAGGAATGGCAAAAAAAGCGGCTGTTATGATTACAGGAGCTTTTGCTGCGATAAAGGTTGGACAATTTATTGGAGATGCAGTTAGCGAATATTCAGAGTTTGAACAATCTATGGCCAATACTTCGGGTATTGCCGGTGCTACTGCAAGTGAATATGAAAAGCTGTCAAAAGCCGCAAGAGATGCAGGAAAAGCTACAACCTTCACCGCCTCAGAAGCAGCAGATGCCCTTGGTTATATGGCTCTTGCAGGCTGGGATGTTGAGACCAGTACGAAAGCACTCACACCTGTTCTAAAACTGGCAGAAGCTACGCAGGCAGACTTAGCGACTACAAGTGATCAGGTCACAGACTCAATGAGTGCAATGGGAGTCGGTATAGATGAACTGCAGGAATACCTTGATGTAGTAGTCATGACAAATAATAAAGCAAATACTACATCTGCAGACTTGATGGATGCGATGATTGGATGTGGTGGAGCTGCAAGGGCATCAGGTATGGATTTCAAGGAGACGGCAACCGCACTTGGTATATTGGCGAACAACGGTGTAAAAGGTGCAGAGGCTGGTACTGCCTTGAATTCTATGTTGGTTCGTATTTCAACTAAAGATGCAGCAAAAGCGGCATTTGAAGACCTTGGTGTTGCAGTCTATGATAATGCAGGCAAAATGAGAGATATGCGTCAAATTCTCATAGACTTAAATGGTGCAATGTCAGGCTTGACAGAAGAAGAGAAAAATAACTACATGGCCGCAATTGCAGGAACAAATTATTACTCGAAGTTCGGATATCTACTGGATGGTGTAAAAGAAGGAGCTGATGGTGCGGCTTCGGCATGGGATGCATTGGCAGATAATCTTAATAATTCTTCGGGTGCACTTGATACGATGGATGCTAGAGTTACTAACACATTAAAAGGTGCCGTTGCGAGATTTGGAAGTGCAATAAGTGATCTTAAAATTTCTATGGTCGAGGCTTTTGGACCCCATGCTATTAAAATAATGGATGGGCTATCCAATACTATTCCTAAAATCACAGAAAACTTTGTTGGAATGATAAACAAGCTTCCAATAGATGATTTTATGACTGGGGTTGGAAATATGTCCTCAGGCGTTATGGACTTCTTAGTTACGCTCACCGGTGGGGAGGGAAGTATAGATTCATTTAACAATATGATAAGCGATACTTTCGGAATTGAACTGCCTGAGTCAATAAGAAGTACCATAGAGGTTGCACAGGATTTTATAAAAAGAGGTCAAGAAGTTGCAGGTTTCCTCATAGGCACTTTGAAAAATGCGATTGGTAATGTGATGGAGAAAATAGCAGAAAATGAACATACATTTGATGTTATTCTGGATCTTTTAAGTGATTTAAAATGGAAGTTTCTTGAAGCTTTTGATAATGCAAAGCCTACGATAACATATATAGCAGAAACGGCTATTCCTAACATAACTGACGCACTTCTTAAAGCAGTCGGGGGTGTGACAGATGTAGCTGATGCATTTGTACAGTGGGATGGGTTTCTTCCTACAATCACTGCAATAGGTGTAGCGGTTGGAGCTGTTAAATTTTATCAGCTTGTAACAGGTATTTATTCTGCTGCAAAGGCTATGGCAATATTAAATATTGCAAAGGCTAAGGATATGGCACTGACTCTTGCTATAAAAGCTATGTATATTCAGGATGCAATAGTTAAGGCGGCAAGTACAGCTCAAACATGGGCACAAGTCGCAGCTACAAAGGCAGCGACCGCTGGCCAGTGGTTGTTAAATGCAGCTATGAATGCAAATCCAATTATGATAGTAGTTCTTGCGATTGCCGCATTGGTGGCAGGGCTGATAATTGCATATAACAAAAGTGAAACCTTTAGAAATATTGTAAATAAAGCATTTGCAAGTATAAAGGTTGTAGCAGGAAATGTCCTAAATGCAGTTATTGGGTTCTTTAAATTAGCATGGGAAGAAATAAAAGAAACTTGGAACACTTTTAAACCCTATTTCGTGAGTATATGGAACTCAATAAAAATCATATTCTCTGTAGTTGGAGGTGTACTCGGTGGATTCTTTAGAGCTGCATGGGATCTAATTAAAAATATTTGGCAAGCAGTAAAACCATTTTTCCAAAATATGTGGCTTACAATTAAGAACATATTCTCTGTAGTTGGAAGTGTACTCGGTGGATTCTTTAGAGTAGCATGGTCAATAATAAAAGGAGTATGGTCTGTTGCAGTTTTATACTTCCAGATGATTTGGAATAATATCAAGGTAGTATTTTCGGCAGTGGGAAATGTAATCGGAGCATTTTTTAGAACAGCCTGGGAAATAGTTAAGTCTGTTTGGAATGTGGTAGGTGCCTACTTCCAAATGATATTTAATACTATTGCAGGGATTTTTTCAGTTATAGCGAGTGTTTTGACAGGTGACTTTGCCGGAGCGTGGGAAGCAATAAAAAGTATATTCGCTGGATTTGGTGCTTTCTTTCAGACACTTTGGAATTCAGTAGTATCGATATTTAGTACAGTTGGCTCATTCTTTGGAACGGTATTCCAGGAAGCATGGAATCTGATTACAGGTGTATTCGGTAATGTAGTGACCTTCTTTAGTGGTATATGGGAGAGCATAGTTGGAATATTTACTGAAATCGGAGTTGCAATATCTGATGCAATAAGTGGAGCTGTAAAGGGTGCAATCAATGCTGTAATAAGTGGTGCAGCTGGAATTATTAATGGATTTATAGCAGCCATTAACATTGCTATTAGTGCAATAAATGCAATTCCAGGAGTAAGTATAAGTAAACTATCACCGTTGTCAGTGCCACAACTTGCAACAGGTGGTATCGTTTCAGATCCTACATTGGCAATGATTGGAGAGGGAAGTCAAAGTGAGGCTGTAGTCCCATTGGACACATTGTGGGATAATCTATCCTCGTTTGTGGACAGTGCTCTAAACCGTCAGGGAGGTGCCATAATTACCGCTCTTAAATTATTATCAGAGAGAATGGATGATATGCTTATAGGATCTAACCAGATACCGGTACCGGCACTAGTTGACGGTATAACAGGAGTGGGAAGCTCAAGGGATGATAATACCGGGCAAACGGAAGGAATAACTGTCACATATGCTCCTGTATATCACTTTGAAGGAACACCAACAAAGGATGATATTGTTCAAGCAGAGAAGGAATCACAGTCTGAATTTGATAAAAAGATGGAGCAATGGCTTAAAAGAAAAAGAAGAGTTAACTTTTAGGAAGGTGAAAATATATGAGGGTATACACAACTATTCAAGGTCAAACATGGGACCAGATTGCATATGAGGTGTATGGAAATGAATATATGTGCGATAAAATCATGGATTTAAATAGGGACAAACTGGATATTTTCATATTTCCTGCAGGTGTTAAGCTTTTACTTCCGGATGATGAAAGTGCAGTAAATCGGTCTGTACCAAGTGACTATCCCACATGGAGGGCTATGCTTAATGCAAAAGGCTAGAAGAGTTACATATCAAATACTTTATGACGGAGCGGAGGTAGGTCTGTCAAGTCGGTGTGAGAGCATATCTTACACCGACAATGATTCAGGAAGTGCAGATGAAATCACGATAGATTTGGCTGACAGAAATGCTGCTTGGGCAATGGGCAAAGGTTTTGTCCCGGAAAAAGAGCATGACCTTGATGTAAGCATATTCTTCTACAACATGACAGGCACCAATACATATCAGAAGTATCACTGTGGAAACTTTACAATAGATGATATTACATATTCAGGTGGAAGTAGTGGACATAAATGCAGTATCAAAGGAATATCACTTCCGGCAAGTCAGGGCTTTCAGACAGGTAAGGTAAGCAAGACTTGGGAGAAGGTCACTGTAAAGCAGATTGCAGAAGAGATAAAAGGTAAATATGGTATGACTGACCTCTATTTCTGGGCAGGAGAGCCGATAATTGAAAAGATAGATCAGGAAGAACAATCTGACAGTGAGTTCATATCAAAACTTTGTAATGACCAAGGTCTCTTTATAAAGATTTATAAAAAGGCTTTGGTTATCTTTGATAAGACTATTTATGAAGGAAGAGGTATAACTGCAACATACTCAGAGCACGACTTTGAAGAGTGGGCTTGGAATACGACTCTGGTGGGAACTTATACTGGAGCAAAGATATCATACACACAGGTAGATAAAAATGCTAAAGATGAAAAGGAAAAAACAAAAGTTATATCCGTAACTGTTGGAGATGAAACAAGACTGTTAATCTTAAATGAAAAGGCAGACAGTAAGGAAGAAGCTGAGAGAATTGCAAAGGCAAAAGTTAATGCTGAAAATGAGAAGGCTATAACTTTAGAATTTACAGCTTTAGGAGATGCCAATATTGTGGCTTCATGCAATATAGAGGTAAAAGGCATGGGAAGGATTGACGGTAAGTACTATGTAACTAAGGTCAGCCATGAGCTGTCAGGAGGATCAGGTCATAAGATGCAGGTCAGTGCCTATAAAATATTTGAACGACTATAGGAGGCAGATAATGATAAGAATAGGATTTGTAAGCAGTATAGGAAGTGGTGGAGTATCTGTCACCTATCCGGATACCGGGAAAACAACTACAGAGCTTCCGGTATTAGTCTTTGCAGGGATAAAACAGACATTCGAAAAAGATGATGCAGTTGTAGTAGCTCATATGAGCAATGATAATTCAACAGCAGTAATTCTTGGGAAGTTTTACGCCGGAGACGATCCGAAGGCAGAGATAAATGTAAGCAATGGAGCATTAAATTTCAAAGACAAGTCGGGAAGTATCAGTTTAGCAGAGATTATTGCTAAGTAGGAGGACAAATGGCAAAGATTGGAAACTGGGGGCCTTATCTTAAATTTGAAACCAGTGATAAAAGAATCCTTACATTTAATGGATTTAAAAGGGATTTCGGAGTCAGAACTACACTACATCAGATAATTGGTGGCAAGCCTTTGGTGGAGCTACTGGGAAGTAATCTTCAAGCTATAACATTTACGATAAAAGTTATTGCTACAAGGGGAATGTCACCTAAGAAACTTGAAAAGAAACTCATAAACTATATGACATCAGGAGTAATAGCTCCACTTGTTATCGGAAGGCGAAACATATGTTCTAAGGCAATGATTACAGCAGTGTCGGAGAGTTTTGGAGTGGTACTTCAAAAGGGAGAACTCCTAAGTGCACAGTTTGATATTACAATGACTGAATACAGGTAGGGAGATTATATGAATGAATTTCAGTTCGAATTTTTGGATGAGGTAGACAAATCTGAAATCAAAGATATTCTTAGAAATTTGAATAATATCTTCAGACTGTCTGAAGGTACCGTGCCACTGATTAGAAGCTTAGGACTGTCAATTGATAATGTTTCTAAAATCCCTGTGGATCTTGAAAATGATATTGCAACAGATATTGTTGCAAAGGTTGAAATATTTGAGCCAAGGGTATCTGTAAGCAGTGTAGATTTTAAGCATACCAATGATGGAGAAACAAAGATAAAAGTATACCTTGAAAGGGGTGATGGCAGTGGAGAATAGTAACTTAAAGAGTATAAAAGACTATCCTGAAATATCTTTTATGAAGAACTACACAATGGAGCAGCTCGCGGATGATATGATTGCCTGGTTTAAAGAAAAATATAAGGAAATCACGGGTGAAGATATTGTACTTGGTAAGGCAGATGATAGGAGAATAATGCTTCTTGCAGGTGCGTATTTTATATATCAGGGATATATGTATATGGATGATGCAGGAAAGATGGGACTGCTTAAATATAGCCGTGGAAAGTATCTTGAAAATCTTGGAGCTTTAAAACACATACATAGAAAAACCGCAACAGGTGCAACAACAACAATAAGGTTCTCAATGAATTCTAAGAGGGTATCTGCAACTGGCATACCAAAGGGAACGAGAGTGACAGCAGGTGATAGTGTATACTTTTCTACAGATGAATATACAGAGATACCTGCAGGAAGTCTAAGTGTAGATGTAGCTGCGACCTGCACAACTGTTGGACAGGAGACAAATAACTATGATATTGGAGACCTTAACACCCTGGTTGATATTATAGCCTTTATTGATGAAGTAAAGAATATTACTAAGCCTGAAGGTGGAGCAGATATAGAATCAGATGATTCGTTAAGACAAAGGATATATATTGCTCCTGCTGCGTATTCGTCGGCAGGTTCTGCGGATTCATATGAGTACTTTGTAAGACAGTTTTATTCAGATGTGAGCAGCGTAAGAATCTCAAGTCCAAGCCCAAGGGTGGTAAGGGTGAGATATTTACTCGGAAATGGTGTTATACCGGAAAGTGAGTCAATAAATAGATTAAAAGAATATCTGTCAAGTCCAAGTATTAGACCACTTACGGACAGCATAGAGGTTCTTGCTCCGGTTAAGAAAGCATATGCTATTAATATTACTTACTATGTTAATTCAAGTGATCAGAGTAGTGCAGAAAGTATACAGTTAAAAGTGGTTTCAGCAATAAATGATTACATTAACTGGCAGAAAAGTGAGATAGGAAGAGATATAAACCCAGATGTTTTAAGGCAAAAAATTCTAAATGCAGGTGCTAAAAGGGTTGATATAAATTCTCCTAATTTTACAGTAGTTGATGAAGACTCGGTGGCAAGTTTAACCATGCAATCAGTAACGTATGGAGGACTTGAAAATGATTAAGTATAAGGATGCTGAACCTGCATCAGTATTGCCTTATATATTATATTCAGATCCTGACATAGCCTCTATAAGCTATGCATATAAGAAAGCAATGAAAAAAATGATAGATGCATCTATACATACAGTGCTATATGCAGATATTGACTGTATGGATGAGGAATTGCTTGATTTAATGGCTTTGGAATGTAAAACACAATATTATGTGGAGAGTTTGCCGATTGATACTAAAAGGAAACTGATAAAAAACTCGTTAATTTGGCACCAAAGAGCCGGCACTACAGGAGCGGTAAATGAGCTTATAGATGCTGTACTTGGAGAGGGAGAAATAGTGGAATGGTTTAATTTCGGAGGAGCACCAGGAACTTTTAAAATATTAACTTCTGCTAAATTAAATGATTCTTCACTTAAACAGTTTCAAAATATTATATCTAAAGTTAAGAATATAAGCTCCTCTCTTATAAGTGTTGAGCAAAGTTGCAAACTGGATATGGATTTGTATGTAGGCATTGGAATGGTACAAACTGCGAAAACAGTAATCAAATAAGGAGGGTAAATGGCAAATTTCAGAAAAACCGTGGTCACCAACACAGGTATAAGTGCAATCAATAATGTACTGGCCAGCAAGCAATTCTTAAAACTTCAAAGCATTAAGGCCGGAAATGGAGCATATACCGGAACTGAAAATTTAGATAATGCTACCGGACTTAAAAGCTTCAAAAATAGCTTCCCAATAAAGAATGTAAAATTGGTTGATGATACCACGATAAAAATACAAACCTTAATCACAAATGATGATATTACGGTTGGATACGATATCACAGAGTATGGAGTCTATGCAGAGATTGATGGTTCAGAAAAACTGATTGCAATAGCTACAGCTATAAATGCAGATTTTATACCAAGCAAGGCAAGTTCACCTGCATCAATACTCCTGGAAATGTATCTGAAGATATCAAGAGCAAGTGAAATACGATTCTCGTATACTGTACCTGAAGGAGTCTATGCTACTACACAGCAGATAGAAGGATTTATAGACAAAGATAGTGGAGTAATAGCAGAGGCCGTTCTTTCGGATGGGTGGCTTGAAAATACAACCATTACAGATATAACTGAAATAGGTGCAAAAAGAACAATCAAGAGTGCATTAAGTGCTTTAGTGGCAGGCCTTAAATTCGTGATCAACATGCTAAGTAAGACTACAGAAGTATGGATGAGAGCAAATGCCTTCACGCAAACAGCGCCATATACTCTGAGAATTGAAATGCTGGGTATGAAGTCAACCGACACTCCGATAGTTAGTCACTTGATTAATAACGGAACAACTGATGCAAATACCATTAAAAGGCTGTGGAAGTCCTATGACTGCATAGACCGCATAGATACTTATGACGGATATATGATAGTTTCTTGCTTCAGAAAAAGACCAGAAGTAGATGTGCTGCTTGGAGTAAAAGGGAGGTAGTTCATGGCAAAAGCAATATTAATGAAGGGTGGTTCCGGGGGAGTCACATCAAGTGATGTGACAGCCTCTAAGGCACAGGTCTTGCAAGGGTACAGGACAATTACTTCAGACAGCAATGATGAGGTGGCTGAGGGTGAAATTGTAAATCGTGGAAATATAGTAGATACGTCAGGATTTGAAAATGCACATTGGGATGCGAAGTTTCTCGCACGTATGGAACAAGGTTTTTACTCACAAAATGGGCAATGGAAGCCGTGTGTGGCTATACCTTATGCAGTGATGGCAAGCGTGGCGGGTATAGATGCAGGTATGATGTTGAACACTCTCACCGTAGCGGGAGTAAGAGGGACTATACCTATCTACGGTGCTTGGAATGCGGCTTCAGAAGTCATAAATGCAACATGGGAGAATCCGAAAAAGCTATATTTTAGATTTAAAAAAGGATACTATCTTGACGACGGTCAATATCCGCCGTCCGTATCTGCTACATACAAGGATATAGCTAATGCAATAGGGGTAAGAGCGAACAAAATACTTGATGACGAAAATATTCTTGGCACGCAAGGAACAATACCACGGTGGATTTGTACTACAGCTGGCGTGATTACGGCTTTAAATGGTGAGGGATTTGTGTGGGACGATACGTCTAATGCTGGAAGAGGCAGAGGCATTGTAGTAAGAATACCGGACAAACACTTTATACAAGATGCGAGCTATGTTTTTCTAGCAAGTCCAAATTTTTATCCTCAGAATTTAGTAAAGAATATAAACATTAACGGCATAACAGGAACAAGAGATTATATTGACTTGATAAGTCCTACATGGTTGTCAGATGCAACTCTAAATTTGCAGGTGAATACTGTAGAGAAGGAGATTCATATCCCCAATAAGTTCCTGCAATACAACGGGCTATTTATGAAAGTTATAGTTTGGGGCAGTACACTGGATGGATATTATAAGGATTCGAATGGAGGTGCTTGCCCTTGTGTTTTAGCCGTGACAAATTGGGATGGTGGAGCCAACTTCACAATAAAAGTGGGAGCATCTATGTTTTATGGAACATTGGAAAGACAAGGAAGTGGTTTTAATGATTTTAGGCTGAGATACAGAGGCTCATTCGCTTTTAATCTGTCATTGAATTTTTTAATAACAGAAGGCTTTAGTCATCAGTGGGCAGGAAATTATGCTACATAAGGAGGTATAAATGAAATATACGGTATTTTACAATGGAAATAACGGAGAAATTGTATTCTCAACTACGCTTCCGTTAGATATTGAGAATATGAAAATAGCTGAGTTTGACGTGGAGAGTGGGAAAACTTTAGTAAGTGTAGATGTCAGTAAGAAAGAACACTCTATAATTGCTGAAGATAATCCTATCAGTGAAACCGCTAAAAACAGTAGCAGAATAACTACGCTTGAGAAGGCAATGATGGATATGATTGCGTCTCAATTTGGCGATGATGAAGAGAGTGGTAAATAACAATGATATGGCTATGTACAAAGCTATACATATTATTAGGTTATATTATTTGTTTTTCAGAAAGGAAAGAAAGAGATATGAAGTTTAAAAATTTAGCATTATTTTATGTACAGTTGATTTTGGATGGAAAGTGCACTTATTCAGATGTACCTAAGCGATTAAAGCCTTATGTTAAGCAGGTCGCTATTGATTTAGGAGTTTGGGAAGATATTGAGGGTAGCACTCAGGAGCATCCTGCTACACCTTCAAATGCCGATTAAAAGTAATTAGAAGTACCTTGGCAACAGGGTGCTTCTTTAATTTTAGATTTTAAGAAAGGATTAAACCATGATTAAAATTGGGCAAGCAAGCCGTGATGAGCGTGGAAAGTATAGTGGAGGCATGGCAGGAGATCAGGACAAAAAGGAAGTAGCGATTAGAGCGTGGTATAATCGCCCGTGGAATAAAGTTCTCAGACCGAAAAATTCTGCGATTGCAGGAAGGATAGCAGCAGCAATGGAGGATGCCTGCAGAAACGACAATATTGGGTATGATCAGTATGAGCGAACTACTTTATATGACCTTTGTAAGGCAAATGGCTGGAATATAAAAGCAGTAAATAAGCCATGTGAGACTGATTGCTCTGCACTGGTTTCAGTTTGTGTAAATGCGGCAGGCGTGAGAGTGTCCGGAAGCATCTATACCGGAAATGAATCTGCTGCCCTTTTAAAGACAGGTGAGTTTGAATTGCTTGATGCGCCTAAGTATCTTATAACTGATGAGTATTTACGAAGAGGAGATATTCTGTTGTACGAATTTCACCATACTGCTATAGTTCTTGAGAATGGTTCGAAATCAAATGTTCAGAATCAGGAAAAGCCATCTTTTAAGCTTGGATGGAACAAGAACCATAATGGCCAGTGGTGGTATGCTGATACTCCTAATAGTTATGTTGCTGGCAGGTGGGCATTGATAGATGGTCGTTGGTATGTATTTGACCAGAAAGGATACATGATAGTCGGATGGTTTAAGCAGGGTTCTGAGTGGTACTACCTGAATGTAGACGGAGCAATGCTAAGTGGTCAATGGATAGCAATTGATGGTAAGAGCTACTACCTGCAGGAGTCAGGCCTTATGGCAAGGAACTCATACATTAAGAGCAAGGATAAAAATATGTATTATTGGGTGGATTCAGATGGTGAATATAAAAAAGAATTTGACACCACGGATCCTGACTTGTCAAAGTATCAATTAGTAAAGTAAAGGAGGAATTTATGAGAGCAAGTGTTTTATATTCAATTGTTGGAGTGATAGGGGGATTTATAGCAACTATGTTTGGCGGATGGAGTGAGGCGCTTATTACACTTATAATTTTTATGTCGGTAGACTATGTGACAGGGATTATAGTTGCCGGAATTTTTAAAAAGAGTAAGAAATCTGAAAGTGGAGCACTGGAATCACGTGCGGGATTTAAGGGACTGTGCCGAAAGGGAGTCGCTCTTCTTATAGTTTTAGTAGCAGTAAGGCTTGATGTAGTGATGCAGACTACGTACATAAAGGATGCTGTAATAATAGCATTCATAGTAAATGAAAGCATTTCAATCATAGAGAATGCTGGATTAATGGGCATTCCGATTCCGGTAGCGATTGCAAAGGCAATAGATATTTTAAAGAAAAGCTCCGATGGAGATGTAGTGAAATAAATTAAAAAGGCCTTGCCTGGGAGTGATAGCACTCTTCCAGTGCAAGGCTTTTTGTTATTCCTGCTTTTCAAACTGTATGTGGATTGTTCTTTTTTCTTCGTCAAAAGTGGCTGTAACTTGCCTGCTATCAGGAGTTATGCCCATGGCATTAATCCAATCCTTTGGTAAGGATAACCTTGTTGATATAGAGCCTGAACCTGCTTTTTGAAACATGACATTTAGTGTTCGCTGATTACAATTTTTCATGTTGTAAGATTTCCATTTCTATGATATGTTATTCTTAACAGGTGGAACGGCGTGAGTAAGTCCACCGTCCCCTGTTGCCTCATTACTAGCTATTCGCTAGTTTTTTCTTTTTTAGCCATTTCTCGAACATCATTGATAGCCTTTTTGACTTCATCCATAGTCTTACAAGCGGCAAACTTGTCAGCTACGAGATTAAGAATCACTTCCATTTGCTTATCTGTCATGCTCTCCATATGACCTCCTTTCTCCACCTACTCTTGGTTGATACCGTTAAGAGGTATTCCCCTTAACGGATATTAGTATAGCATAAAATAGACGGGTCGTCAACTATTATTAAAATATTATATAACTTTTTATTTTTCTGGAAATAAGAAGATTTCATACACTTCATTTGCTGATAAATTATAACGAGTTGCAATTTTACGAATATATTTTATAGAGAACTCACTTCTGCCATTCCAGATGGTTGAAAAGTTTGGAACTGACATGCCGATAGCCTCTGCCAAATCCTTGCACTTATCACCATGAGCATGCATTATTCCTAATAATTTGTCTTTTTGAAACATAATTTAAATATACCCTTTCATAAAAATGAATTAGCCATGTCGCCCTTCGATTTCACTCGAATGGATAGAGTGACCAGTGATACTGCTCATTGGTAGAAGCATCGTTTCTAACTACACATCACCTAACCTTCCTCTGCAAAGCAGGAAACAAAATCAACAAGTTACAATAGGTAATCGGCAGTGCCAATAACTCCTCCTATTTTTAAGGCTTTCACATTAAAAACCAGTCAAACCTGTCAACCAACACTCAGACACGGCATAATTCTTGCTCCCCTCACACTTTTTCATTCCGGACTTGGGACCGAACAATGGTGGCTTAGAGTCAAAATAAGTTCTATATATCAGATGAAATATAAAATCTGGTTTAACCACCCACCAGAAAGGACTTTGACTTGTAATACTTTTAATTTTTTGGATTTACATCTATAAGAGTCATTGACCCATACAAGCATTTATCTGCGATAGCTTGTGCTTTCTTTTTAGCGGACCTTAAAGTGCCGGCCTGTATAGTTCTTGTGGTTTCATATCCTCCACTAGTTAATTGATTGTTCCTTCTAAAGTATGTAGCTGTAAAATCTTTCAT